GATCCCCGGCCTGCGAAAGGTGACGGACGGCATCGCCAACTTCTTCACCAGCACCATCCCGAACGCCGCCAAGCAGGCAGCGGATGGCGTCAAGGGCATAGCGACCAACGTAGGCGCCAGCGCCAACACGATGTTCACGGGTGGCGCCACGCCGTACAACCCGCTGCTGTTTGGCCCGGGCGTCGGGCCGCTCCCGGCCAAGGTCGAGTCCAACACCAGAATTCAGGTGCTGCTGCCGCCGGGCGCGACGGCGAACACCAGCACTGAGCAGACCGGCGGCCGGCCCGCCGAGGTCAATGTCGGGCCGTCGGCGACGGTGATGCCATGAGCGATTGGAAACAACTGCTCCGCGCGGCGTCGTTCCGCGGCGTGCCGTTCTTCACCGACAACTACGGTGGCGATCACGGCCGGCGCTGGGCCGATCACCAGTATCCCGGGCGCGACGTACCCTATGCCGAGGACATGGGCCGCCAGCAGCGCGTGTGGCATTTCAACGGCTATCTGATCGGCGATACCTACCCGATCCTGCGTACCGCGATGGTCGCCGTCTGCGAGATGGCGGGACCGGGGCCGCTCATCCACCCGACCATCGGCATCGTGCAGGCGGTGTGCCGCAAGTTCTCGCACACCGAGCAGAACGACAAGGGCCGCTACGTCGCGCTGTCATTCGAGTTCGCCGAAGCCGGGCAGCTACGCGAGCCGGGCTCGCTCGCCGACATCGTGAGCACGGTTGCCAGCGCCGCGCTCGATCTCGGCAGCAAGGCGATGACCAGCCTCACCAACGGTTTCACCACGGCCGGCGGCGGTTCCTACCTGACGACCGCCGCGGTCCAGCAGATCGTGACGCTGGGCGGGCAACTCGCGATTGCCCGGCTCCCGGCGCCCGGCGTCGATCAGGGTCCACTCGACAGGTCGCTCGACTATCTCGTTACCAATGCGCCGGCACTCGCTAACGACGCGCCGGCCCTAGCCGCGGCGACCGACGCGGTGTTCAGCGCGTACACCGATGCCGGCGATGCGCTGCCGGTCGTGTCGTCGATGCTGATGTTCGCGGCGCCGCAGATCGTCCAGACGGCGCTCCGTCTCGACGGGCAACCCTTCGCCGGTACGCAACAGCCGCCGCCGCCGAGCAGCGACACGCGACTCGCGATGACCGGCACCGCTACCTATCGGCTGCCGATGATCGAGCAGCGCCGGATCAACGCGCTGTCCTACGACGCCTATGCGCGCTGCCTTGCCCTGCGCGAGGTCGGCTATGCCGTCCCGGGCGTCGCGATGGACAACTACGATCAGGCGATGGAACTGCTCGATACGATCGGGCAATCCTTCATCGCGGTGGAGGCGCTAGCTGCCGCGGCCGGCAACGATGATGTCTATTCGGCGCTGGCGTCGCTACGCGCCGAGATCACCCATCTCATCCGAGAGCGGTCGGTTAACCTGACGCCGCTGGTCCGCTATCGCGTGCCCGGGCCGGACGCTGCCAACTCGCTCGGCTTGGCGTGGCGGATGTATCAGGACACCGGGCGCGACCTCGAGGTGTGCTTGCGCGTGCGCGCGCGCAACCCGGCCTTCCTGCCCTACACCGGGCGGGTGCTCGCAGTATGACCGCCCGGGTAACCCTCTACATCGACGGCACCGAGTACGGCGGCTGGAAAACCGTGCGCGTTACCCGCGGCCTGCTCCGCGCGACCAGCGACTTCGACCTGTCGGTGTCGGAAAGGTGGAGCGTCGAGGACAAGCCGTGGCAGATCGAGCCGGGCATGGCGTGTGAGCTCCGCTACGAGAACGCCGTCCTGCTGACCGGCTGGGTCGATGCCTACAAGCCGTCCTACGACGCCGGCTCGCACAACGTCTCGATCTCCGGGCGGTCGAAGACGTGCGATTTCGTCGACTGCTCGATCCTCGTTGACGGCGGGCAATTCCGCGGCTTGACGGTGGGCCAGATCGCGAAGAAGTTGGCCGAACCCTACAAGCTCACCGTCAAGATCATGAACGACGGCGAGCCCGAGGCCGAGGTTCAGGTCCAGCAAGGGGAGACGAACTTTGCTCTGGTCGAAAGACTGTCACGGCTGCAAGAGCTTCTGGTCACTGATGACGCGGATGGCAACCTTGTCCTCACGCGCGCAGGTACCGGGCGCGCTACCACGGAACTTCGCCACGGCAAGAACATCCTTTCAGCCAGCGCGGACCTTGACGACTCCAAGCGGTTCTCCGAGATCCACGTCAAGGCCCAGCGACCCGGCAACGACAACAAGTCCCACGACGACGCCCCAACAACCGTCGATGACGACGAAGAACCACCCCCAGACTTTTATCGGCATACCGCCGCACGGCTAGCCGGCATCGCTAACCCGGGCGCGCGGCACCGGGCCTTCGCCGAGCTACGGCGCGATCCGCGCAGCGGCCACACCCGGCGCGGCAATCCCAAGTCCCTCACCGAGATCCACGGCGCGATCGGCGATCCCGAGATTACGCGCTACCGCCCGCTGGTGATCGTCGCCGAGGCGCAGGCCGACGACGCCATCGCCGAGAAGCGCGCCGATTGGGAAATCCGCCGCCGCAAGGCCGAGGCCACCAAGGCAACCATCGTGGTCAACGGCTGGCGCCAGCAGGACGGCGGCGGGCTGTGGGAGACCAACCAGATGGTCTCGGTCAAGGCGCCGTGGCTGGAGCTAGAGCGCGATCTGATCATCGGCGAGATCACCTACACGTACGACGATGGCGGTGAAAAAACGTCGCTCTCGCTGACGCTGCCCGACGCCTTCCTGCCCGAGAAGGTGCGCAAGCCGAAGGCGGCCAAGGGTACCGGCGGCGGCGGCGATCAGTTCAAGGACTGGATACCAACCAAGGTGGACGGATGACCCAGCAGCAAATCCGCGAAGTTAACCGCCGCGTCATGAATATGACGGCGCGCGGCATCATCGCCGACACCAACGATGACCCCGGCATGCAGCGCGTGCAGGTCTCGCTGCTCTACGAGGAGCAGAAGGTCGCGGTCGAGCGGTTCCAGAACTACGGCTTCAGCGGACACGCGCCGCGCCAGAGCGAAGTCATCGTGCTGTTCATGGGCGGCGGGCGCGATCACGGCGTGGTCGTCGGCACCGATGACCGCAACTCGCGCTTTACCGGGCTCGCCGAGGGCGAGGTCGCGATCTACACCGACGAGGGCGATTCGATTGTCCTGCGGCGCAACAACACCGTCGAGGTGACCACCAAGCACCTCGTGGTCAACGCCGAGGAGGATGTCGTCGTCAACGCCAAGCAGGCGACGATCAAGGCGACCGAGAAAACCACCGTCGAGTCGCCGGCCATCCTGCTCAAGGGCAACGTCGAGATCGACGGGACGCTGACGCAGGCCGAGGGCGGCGGGGCGTCCGATTTCTGGCTCAAGGGCAACTTAAATCTCGACGGCAACATCACCGCGACTCAGGTGATCACCGCCGACACCATCAACGCGCCGCACGGCCACGTCGGTCCGTAGGGGGGAGCATCCGCATGGCACCACCGACCACTACCCTGCCGCCCCGGCAACGCGCGCCGAAGGGGGCACCGCCTGCGCCGGTCGCGCGCGCCGCCGATGGCACGCAGCTTCAGGTCCGCATCTCCGAACTAGACCCCGTAACGGTCCTCAACGACACCGACTCCATCGAGGTCAGCCAAGGCAGCGCATCGCGGCGCGCCAATATCGTGGCGCTCAAGCAGAAGATGCAGCCTGATCTCACGCCGTTCCTGACCGCCATCATCGGCGGTACCGGGATCGTCGTACTGGGCGGCGCGCCGGTCCCGACGATCCAACTGGAGGATGCCGGCGCGGCCGGAACCTACGGTGACGCTACCCACGTCCCGATGATTCAGGTCGATCAGCACGGGCGCGTCGTCGCGGTCAACCTAGCGGCCATCGCACAGCCTAACCTGTCCGGCTACGCGCCGCTCGCCAGCCCGGCCTTCACCGGCAACCCGACGGCGCCGACGCCCGCGCCGAACGACAACGATACGAGCCTCGCGACCACGGCGTTCGTCCACGCCGCCATCGCCGCCATCGCGGGCGGCGCGCCGATCAACAGCCCGGCCTTTACCGGCGATCCTACGGCACCGACCGCGCCGGTTGGCGATGCCGACATTTCGATTGCGAATACCTTCTTCGTGCAACGCGCTCTCGGCAGCTATCTCCCACTGACCGGCGGCACGCTGTCGGGCGCGCTAGTCACGCCCTCTCTCACGGCGACTAGTGGGACCACGCCCTTCGTTGCATGGACAAACACGGGCGCTGCCGTTGGCAGCAAGCGCTGGGATGCTGTCGGTTGGACGGACGGCAACCTCTACCTGCGCAGCCTGAACGACACCGGCACCGATGTCGGTCACTTCTCGTTCAGGCATGACCTGACGATGGGGTTGCCGCTCGATCCGCCGAGCGCATCGAACGACCAGACGGTGCCCACCACGGCGTGGGTGTTGGCGAAGGGTTACGCGCCGCTGGCCTCGCCGACCTTCACGGGCGACCCGAAAGCGCCGACGCCGCTCACCGCTGACAACGACACGAGCATTGCGACCACCGCTTTCGTCAAGGCGCAGGGCTACAACGGCATCTCGGCGGTGAGCATCGCCAACACCGTGCCCGGCGTCGGCAACCCGCAGGTCATCGACGTGGGGCTGGGGATCGGCTCGCTATGGTACGCGGTCGGGCAGGTCGTCTACGTTGAGAGCTGCTTCTATGGGCAGGTCTACGCGGTCAACGCCAACCAAGTCGGCCTGATCAATCTCGGCTACGCCGGCACCGCCAACGCCCCGGTGCTCGCGGTCGGCGGCACCATCCCGGTCGGCAAGAAGCTGATCCCGTCCGGCCTGCAAGGAACCTCTACCGGCTCGGTCGCGACGCCAACCTACGACAGCACCAGCGCGCTGATGTCGGACGGGACGGTTGCCTCGTTCGGCACCAACAATCCGATGCCGATCACGCAGGGCACGCAGGTATTTACGCGCAACTTCACGGCAGTCGATGCGACGCATCCCATCGAGGTCGACATCACCCTCCCGATGGGCAACGGCGGAACGGCTTTGACGGGCGGCGCCGGACTGTTCATCGACGGCGGTGCTACCGCGGTCGCGCAAGCTAGTGCGGTGTTCAATGCGACGTGGTCGAATTCGCCGATCCGCGTCTACTGGCAGGGCGTGTTGCCGGCGGGCCAGCACACCTTCAGCGTGCGCTTCGGTGGCAATGCTGCTGCCGCGTGGTTGAACGGCCTCAATGGGCTGGCGACGGGCGGCGGCATGATGCGCTCGACCATGACGATCCGCGAGATCGGCGTCGGCGCGGTCGGGCCGCAGGGACCGGCCGGCCCAAGCGGCGGCCCTGTCGCCGCGCCGGTTCATCTGGAGAACACCGAGACGGCTGGCCATACCGACCAGATGGTGGCGCAGACGGCGCCGCCGACCATCACGCAAGGCTACCGGATTTTTCAGACCACCTTCACCGCGGTGGATGCAACGCACAAGGTCAAGCTGAAGTTCGTCGCCTACTACGGCACCGACGGCGGCGCCAACGTGCAGACGGCGCTGTTCATCGACAACCAGACCAATGCGCTTCGCGCGATCAGCGTCACGTCGGGCGCGAACGCGCCTCAGTCAACCATTCTCGAATGGGAAGGCGTGCTGGCGGCGGGCGCGCATACGTTCGAAATCCGGGCGGGCTGCCAAGCCTCGCAGGGCTTCTACATCAACGGCTGGAACGTCCAGAACTATTACCGCGGCGCGTGGCAACCGGCGACGCTCGACATTTGGGAACAAGGACAGGGCATCGTCGGCCCGCAGGGTGCGCCCGGCCCCGCGGCCGGATTCCTTCAGACGGTCGATGGGCGCTCTGCTGCGTGGCAGCCTACCAAGACCGGCACCTACGCCTACAACACTGACGTGCTGCCGACGCAGGCGGCGGGCGCGCTGATCTATACGACGACCATCATCCCGCAAAGCGCGACCTCCAAGCTGAAGGTCGAGGCGCTCGTCAACGTCATGGGCGGCACCAATGCCGTCGTCGTGATGGCGCTGTTCCGCGATGGCGTCTGCGTCGGTACTGGCGAAGGTATCCCGGGCAACGACAACTGGCCGATTCAGGTCGTGATCGACCGGCTGCTGCCGAGCAACGCGGCGGCGTCTACCACCTTCACGCTCTACATCGGCACCAACTCGGGCGTGCCGGTCCACATCAACGGTACATCCGCCAACCGCATCCTCGGCGGCTCGCTCTACTCAGGAATGACCATCACCGAAAGGACGGTCTGATCATGAACATCCCCCTGTCCAGCACCACGCACACGCTGATGCTGCCGATGAGCGACATCCAATTGATCTTGCAGGTACTCGCCGAGCGGCCGCTACGCGAGTCGATGAACACGTTCCTGCGCATTACCCAGCAGGTCGCGCCGCAACAGCAGCTTCCGCAGGGCCAGCCGGCCGAAGTCCCGCCGGCCCCGCCGCAGCCTAACGGCGCGGAGGCGCACGACTGATGCTGCCCAGCCCGGTCCCTCAGTTCGCGACGCCGCCGGTCGATCCCTCCAAGGGTAACGTCGTTCGGGTGACCGAGGACGGGCGCGTGCGCGTGATCGAGCAGGCGCCGCACGACATCCGCATCACCGAGTACCGCGCCGTGTTCGGCGTCCCGTCCGAGCCGCCGGTTACCCAGCTATCCGACATCCGCACGAGTTGGGACCCGTGGCTGCTACAGGGCGACTGGCAGTTCATGCCGCCCGATCTCGTGAGCGGGCGCGACCTCGAAACTGCGGCGACGATCTCGCTGTTCACCGATCGCCTCGCGCTCGAAGCCGATCCGCTACCCGATCCCGCCGATGGCGACCGGCGCGGCTGGTGGGCCGATTGGGAATCGCCCGGCGGCGGCAATATCGGCTCGCGTCTCTGGCTGATCTCCCGCGAGAAGCAGACCGAGGAGACGCGGCGCCGGGCCGAGGACTACTGCCGCGAGGCGCTGCAATGGATGCTCGACGATGACGTTGCCGACTCGGTCGTCGTCACCGCGGCGTGGAACGTCAGCGCGCCGGGCCGGCTCGATGTCGATGTGATCATCTCCCGGGAGCGCAAGCTGCTCCTGCAACGCAACTATCGCTGGGCATGGGGGCAACTGTTTTATGCCGTTCGCTAGACCCACTCTCGGCGAGATCCGGCGCCGCGTCGCCGACGATCTCGTCAACAAGCTGCCGGGCGCCGACACGCGCCTGCGCGTGAACAAC